ACCGGGCGACGGTTCAATGCCTTGCCATGGGCAGTCTCCTCCCATCGCCCGGTTTCAGGATTGTGACTCATGAGCATCTGGCAAAACATCACCGCAAACCCGCAGACGAGCATCGCTGGAGTGCTTATCGCTGTCGTCACCATTGCCGGTGTCTTATCTCAACAAGGAGTAACTCTTGGCAACATCGGCACAGGCACCGTTGTAACCCTCATTGCTGCCCTTGCAACGGCATTGCTGGGCTTAGTGGCGCGAGACCCTAGCTAGGTATGCCTCAGCGACCATCGACGCCCTGTAGGCACACTGGATGCCCGCAGCTAGTATCTGACGGAAGTGGTTACTGCGAGACTCATAAGGCGGATGCAAACAGGTATGACCAATGGCGTGGCAGCAGTAGCAAGCGTGGCTACGATTATAAGTGGCAGCGGTTCAGGGCACAGTTACTAAACAAACCGGAGTTTGCATTGTGTAGCGACTGCAAAGCTCGGGGCAAGTATACACCGACTCGCGAGTTACATCACCCGGTGAAGGTAGCCATTGACCCGGCACGGCAGTTCGAGTTAGATAACATCATGCCGCTATGCAAAACATGCCACGCGATCAGAACGGCAAAGGGCGAATGAGTAAGTTATTGATTCCAATAGAGGGGTATGGGGGTCAAATCCTTTTTTTGATCGCCAAGCCCAGACTACGCGCAGCCTTACGCAACAAAACGCAAAATCAAGTCAGGGGTCAAACAAAAACATGAAAGTTAGTGACCTCAAACAGGACCAGCGTAACGCAAACAAGGGTACCAAGCGTGGCCGTGAGGCCGTTGCCAAATCCCTTAAGCAGTTCGGAGCCGGTCGCAGCATCTTGCTTGACCGCGACGGCAACATCATAGCGGGTAATAAAACCGTCGAGTCAGCATCATCCGCTGGCATTGACAATGTGATTGTCGTACAGACAGACGGAAGCCAGCTAGTAGCCGTCCAGCGCACTGACTTGAGCCTAGACAGCCCAAAGGCTAGGGAGCTTGCCATCGCGGACAACCGCACCAGCGAAATCGGCCTGGAATGGGATAAAAACGTTTTGGCGGAGATGGTCTCCGCTGGAGATATGGAGTTAGAGCCGTTTTTCACGGGTGACGAACTGGCGGAAGTGCTAGAGCAAGACATTGCCCGCACTTCTGACAACGTTGAGCGTGAGGCTACCAGCGGGCAGTACACAGCGAAGATAGTTACTCCGGTCTACGCCCCGAAGGGGGAGTCACCACAAGTCGCCGATTTGCTCGATGCAGATAAAGCCTCTAAGTTAGCCGACCGGATTCGCGCTGCTGATATTCCAGAGGACGTGCGGGCGTTTCTGATTCATGCCGCTGCCCGTCATGTCGTGTACGACTATCACAACATCGCGGAGTTTTACTGCCATGCATCTCCCGAGATTCAAGATCTGATGGAAGAGTCTGCGCTCGTGATAATCGATTTCGACAAGGCCATCGAGCAGGGGTACGTTGAACTCACTGGCGAACTGATGACCATCTATAGCGAGAGTTACGCTTGAGGCATACTAACTTTGCAGCTTTCATCTTGACGCATGGCAGACCTCACAAGGTGTTCACTTACCGTTCACTCCGGCGCTGCGGTTATACAGGCCGGATTATTATTTTGATAGATAATGAGGATGAGACAGCCGATGAGTATCGCAAGGTATTCGGCGAGCGGGTGGAAATGTTTGACAAGGCCGAGGTAGCCAGCGAGATTGATGAGGCTGACAACTTTAGCAATCGGCAAGCAATTCTCTATGCCCGTAATGCCTGTTTTGACGTGGCGGAACGTTTGGGGCTTGAGTATTTCGTGCAGTTGGATGACGATTACTCGAAATTTGAGCACCGCTTGAACGGGGCAGGGGAGTATGTTACCGATGCGATGTTGCGGCTCGATGCTGTTTTTGACGCTCTGATAGATTATTTGTCTGCTACTCCGTTCCTGTCCATTGCACTCGCTCAGGGCGGAGACTTTATCGGGGGTAACGATAACACGCAACGGCACATACCCGGTCGTAAGTGCATGAATAGTTTCATCTGCTGCACGGCCCGGCGCTTTCAGTTCGGCGGAAGAATAAATGAGGATGTGAATACATACGTTACACTAGGGAGCCGTGGCGGGCTTTTCCTTACCGTCAAGCACGCATCGCTTGTACAAACTACAACGCAGGCAACCAAGGGCGGAATGACGGAGACCTATCTTGACGGGGGTACTTATGCGAAGTCATTTTACTCCGTCATGCACAGCCCGTCATCGGTCATGGTACGTATGATGGGAGACAAGCATCGGCGCATCCATCACAAAGTTAACTGGCGCAATGCCGTTCCTTTGATCCTGCCCGAAAGCACGCGAAAGGTTCGATAACTATGGCAGGACGCAGACCCAAACCGACCGCACTGAAAGCGTTGCAAGGTAATCCCGGCCATAGGCCGCTGAACAAGCGGGAGCCTAAGCCAACAGGTACGCCCACATGCCCACGGTTTTTGGACGAAGAAGCCAAACGGGAATGGAAGCGCATCTCCACTGAGTTGACCACTCTCGGCTTGCTAACTTCTGTTGACCGGGCTGCGCTCGCTGCATATTGCGCTGCTTATTCCTCCTGGGCGGACGCGGAAGTGAAGTTACAAAAATTTGGAAAAATCATAAAGACTCCGAGCGGTTATCCAATACCTAACCCTTATGTGAGTATCCGTAACACGTCACTTAACATCATGCGGCAATACTTAGTCGAGTTCGGCATGACTCCCGCCTCCCGAAGCCGCTTGCAGGTTGAACCGGCAGTGCCTGTTAAGGACGCTTTTGAGTTATTGATGCACGGAGTACCTAACATCCCGGATGAGCCTAACGCTTACGACATTAACTAACGCAGAGCAATATATCGAAAATGTAGTAGCCGGTCGTGTTGTAGCGTCCGAATGGGTCAAGTTACAGTGTGAGAGGCACAAAAGAGATTTAGTTGACGGGGCAGCACGAGGTCTGGTATTTGACCGCACCGCCGCAGAGTTACCGATTCGATTTTTCCATACTTGTTTAGTGCATCCTAAGGAATCCGATCTTGCGGGTCAGCCCTTTTTACTCGACCCACATCAGCAAGCATTGATTTGGATTTTATACGGCTGGCAATGGATGGAGACAGGCAACCGGCGCTTTAAGGTCGCTTACGTTGAGCAGGGCGCGGGCAACGGTAAGTCAGCTCTAGTATCCGGTCTTGGTGTTTTTGACTTGATGACTACTTCGGGCGCAGAGGTCTACGCAGCAGCGACGGATAAGGCCACGGCTCATCGCATCGTTGCTACTGCCGCATCGATGGTAAGAGGGTCACCGGCACTCAAGAGTCGGGTCAAGCTAATGCGCTCTAACATGCATGTGGTGAAAACCGCCAGCAAGTTTGAGCCGGTTTGCAGCGAGGATAAAAACATCCAAGGTCTACGGCCTACATTCGTGGCCTTAGACGAATTATGGAAGCATTCGACAGCGGGGGTATGGGATGCCTTCTACGCGCGCCTGGATAAGCGCAAAGATGGCTTGCTTTTCGCGATTACAAACAGCGGTTGGGACAGAGAGTCAGTTTGTTACAAAAAGCGTGAGTATAGCATCAAGGTTTTGCAGGGCATCATACCCGACGATACTTGGTTCGGGTGGATATGTGGTCTCGGCGAAAAGGACGCTGAGGGGCTTAATTGGCTCAATGAAACTAACTGGATAAAAGCGAATCCTCTGCTTGGTTCGGTCGTTAGCCTTGATGGTCTCCGGCAACAGGCACAAGCAGCAGCCGCAGACTCCAGTTTGTACAACGGCTTCTTACAGGCGCGTCTCGGAGTCTGGACATCTTCGCATTCAGCTTGGATGCCGATGAATCTCTGGGATGCTTGTAATGATCCTGTCGATGCAGCAATCCTAAAAGGTCGGCAATGCTTCGGCGGTTTAGACCTATCGACCACGATAGATATTAGCGCCTTCGTGTTGCTCTTCCCCCCGTATGGCGATGACCTCAAGTGGCGCATTCTTCCGTTCTTTTTCTTGCCCGAAGAGAACATCGAAGAGCGAGTTAAAAAAGACCGTGTGCCGTATGACCATTGGCAGCGGGCAGGGCTATTCAACTTGACCCCCGGTAACATAATAGACACGCAGTTTGTCAAACGCAAGATTGCGGAGTTAGCGGAGCAATACCAGATTGTCGAGATTGGCTATGACAAGGCACTTTCCGCTGACATCACCCCTCAGCTTGAGGAGATGAACTTGAAAGTGGTTCCCATTTCTCAATCGGGAGTCGGCACGACTCCAGCCGTGAAGAAGCTTAAAGAGATGGTCATGCGCGGTGAGATCGCGCACGGCAGTAATCCAGTTTTGCGGTGGATGGCAAGTAATGTGGTTGTACGCGAAGGGTCAACCGGATTGTTTTTTATAGACAA